CTATTCAGCAATTTAACTATGACCTTATCCGTCCTCTAGGAGCCCCTATTAAGGGCTTTGGAGGCGTTGCAAGCGGTCCAGCACCTCTTATTGATCTCCATACACGCATTCGTAATGTAATAGGCTCTAGGGCTGGAGAAGTCCTTGATAGCCGTGCTATTGTGGATATCGTAAACCTTATTGGTACCTGTGTTGTTTCTGGAAATGTTCGCCGTTCTGCTACTCTTGCACTTGGCACACCAGAAGATGAAGGTTTTATTAATCTTAAAAATCCAGAGGTATTTCCTGAAAGAAATTCATATGATCCAGAAAAACCAGGTTGGGCATGGATGAGTAATAACTCAATTGCAGCAACTGTTGGAACAAAGTATGAAAACTATGTAGATTTAATTGCAGACAATGGAGAACCAGGTTTTATCTGGCTTGATGTTGCTCGTAATTATGGTCGTCTTGCAGATGCTCCAGACTATAAGGATACTCGCATTATGGGATTTAACCCTTGTGCAGAACAACCGTTAGAATCTTATGAACTTTGTACTCTTGTAGAAGTACATTTAAATCGTCATGAATCTAAAGAAGATTTCTTAAAGACATTGAAGTTTGCTTATTTGTATGGCAAGACTGTTACTCTTATGCCAACACATTGGCAACAGACAAATGGTATCATGCAACGTAATCGCCGCATTGGTACTTCTCTTACAGGTATTGCTGCATTTGCTGATGAGCATGGTTTGCCAACAGTTCGTGAATGGATGGACGAAGGATATACAACAATTCGTAAATATGATCATTCATATTCAGAATGGCTATGTGTTCGTGAATCAGTTCGTGTAACTACAGTTAAGCCATCAGGATCTGTCTCACTTCTTTCTGGGGCAACTCCTGGAGTTCACTGGGGACCAGGTGGAGAATTCTACCTTCGTGCTATTAGATTTGGTGATCAAGATCCAATGCTTCATTTGTTTAAAGCAGCGGGATATAAAGTTGAGCCAGATCTAGTATCAGCAAATACACAAGTAGTATACTTTCCTGTAGCATCTGGACATAAGCGTTCAGAGAAGCAAGTAAGCCTATTTGAAAAAATTGGTTTGGCAGCAACTGCTCAGAAGTATTGGTCTGATAATGGTGTATCTGTAACTCTGTCATTTGACAAAGAAGAGGAAAAGAAGTTTGTTGCTCCAGCACTTAATATGTACGAGGGACAACTTAAGGCAGTTTCATTCCTTCCAATGGGAAATCAAACATATCCTCAGCAGCCATATACAGAAATCACAAGAGAAGAATATAACTCTTATGTTGGTAAGATTGGTAAGATTGACTGGTCTGCTATCTATGATGGCAAAGATAATCTTGATGCTGAGTCTGAGAAATACTGCTCTACTGATGCCTGTGAGATTAAACTTTATTAATCTCTAGCCTGCTATAATAAGAGGATAGGAGAAAAATGTCTAATCCGTCTAATTTATATGCAGAAAAGATTTATGCAGAGCACCCGCTAGTTCTTTGGGCATTAGACGATCAGGCTGATTATATAAGCCTAATAACTGAGGGTCAAAGAGATATAGACAATCTTTGGATAACCACTGGTGGCACTCCATCTCTAGGCATTATTGATAATGAACCTTTTCCAAATAGCGTAACAACGCTCATTGAAGGAGATGTTCCAGTTGGTGCAACTAATGAGATAGTATCAATTAGCCCAGATATTATTAACTTCTCGGATCTTAACCCTACACTTGGTACTTTTTCTATTGGTACATATTTTTATTCTAATAGCGCATACCTTAAGTCTGTTTCTATTGGGTTTGAATATACAGATACAACAACATCTTTAGTTGTTCAAAAGGTACAAACCTATACAACAAGCCTTTTCCAAAACTGGGCATTTATATCTGGCACATTTGAAATACCAGATGAGTACACAAATATGAGGGTTCTACTTAAGATAGACACAGATTCTGGCGGACTAACAACTTCAGCATATCAATTTTATATTAATGGGATTAGCGTAGGTCAGTGGGCAGAAGAGTTTAATACTATTTCCCTTGGTGTAACGCCACAAGCATTTCCATCAACCATTGCACTTGATACAACTAGCCAGGTAATCCCAGCAGCAGCGTATGGTTTATCAACTGATCAAGGCTATTATCTTACAAATGATAAAGCGCTTCTGGCAAAGAATACAAGTATTCCACTTGTTTACGGTGCATCTGGTGTAACAAAATTAAGTCCAAATAATGATGGAGATCCATCACTTATAATTCCTGGCAAGGGGTTCTTAAACGAACTTGGCAGATATAAAGAATATACCGTTGAGTTCTGGGCAAGAATTAATTCTGATGCTGTTGTGCCAAGAAGAATCTTTGGACCAATATCAGACTCTAATGGGTTATACGTAGAGGCTGGATTCTTAACCTTAGTTATTGGTGACAAGTTTGCTTCTCACTTCGTTGGTGAGTGGACAAGGCCAATGCTTATTCATATTCGTTTAATTAGAAACTCTGTTACTGTTCTTTTGAATGGAGAAGAAGTTATCTCTCTTGCTATTGATACAGAAAGTCTAGTTTTACCAGCACCAACGCTTGCTGGAGACTCTCAAGATTGGCTAGGATTCTATGCTTATTCAGATGTTACTCCAGTAGAGATTGACTGTATTGCTATTTATTCTTATCAGGTTCCAATTACTGTTGCAAAGCGTAGATGGGTCTATGGTCAAGGGGTTTTATCTCCTGAAGGAATTAACTCTGCTTATGGTGGAACCTCTGCATTTTTTGACTATCCATTTGCAGACTACACAGCAAACTACAACTATCCAAACTTTGCGGAATGGCAGCAAGGAACATTTGATAACCTAACTACAACATCCACAGCAATCACAACTCCTCAGTATGAATTGCCAGAAATATTCTTAGATACAAAAACTTTAGAAGAATTTTATTCCGACAATCAGGCTATTCAGTCTGGCACAGATAAATTTATCACCTTTAGACCAAACGCAGGCTGGGACTCAGATAACCCATATATCAACTTCCCAAGATTTAATATGATTAATGATCAGGTTCATACAATATATGGAATATTTCAAATAGATGATAGTGATAGTACAGAGCAGATACTCTTTAAGTTTTATAATACTTTGACTGGAAATTCTTTTAGCATTAGAAAAGATGGTCCAGATATTGACTATTACCTTACATATAATGGTGTAGAAGAGCAATTTTATTCAGCAACATTTTTCCCAGTAGGGCAAAAAATGGCTGTTGGAATTGAGATTCAAAAACTTGTAGACTTTTTTGGTGGTAATGTTGCAGCATTTTTTGGTACTCAAAGCGGATTAGAACTTTATGTTGGTGGTGATGAAACTGGTGAGTTTACATTTACTGGTAAGATTTATAGCATTGGTTTTGCAACTGCATTTAATGCTTCTGAACTATCTTCACATTTTAATGCTAATGGAACTGCAATTATGGATGAAGAAGAGTCAGGACCAACAGAGCCAGCAAATGCAAGGGCATTGCTTGATCACGTAGCAAGTTATACATTACTACCAACAAGTGCATATGGGCAGTTCTTTTTAGACATAGGCGTATCTGGATATTGGGAAGATTACCTTCCACTTTCTTATTTTGCACAGTTTGTAAAAAATGACTCTGGCGCAGAGTTTTATGACTTAGATTTCTTGCAATTTAATATTGGATATCCAGCACCATCTAAACTTCAGCAGACTGAACAGATAGCAGAAAGTTGGACATATGGAGACCTTAAAGATGAATATAAACTTCCTATTCAAAGAACCTACCAGCAACTAGATAACATACTCTATACTGGCTGGGCAAACTATGAAGATATGGCTCAAAAATCTCTTAAGTTCTATCAGTATGATACAAGCGAGGCATCAATTAGAAGTTATTTAACTTTCCAGTATATTCTAGATGGGGCTAACCTTCTTCAGTCTGATTTTACAACAATTGAAAGTGCAACAAGTAGTAAGATTATTGATATTAATGAACACCCTCTTTGGGAAACCACAAAGTTTGAAGTTGTAGATAATACTTTAATTTATCCAACTAAGACTATTGATTTTAATGATTTGGCTGTAGTTTTCCATCTTGAGTTTAAACTTAAAAGTATCTTAACTAAGCCAATTGCACTTACACGCCTTGAGTTTGCTTCACAAGCATTTAATGATAATTCATTTAATCCAATAGGAACTAGATTTGGTGTAGACGTATTCCCATACAAACGTGCTGGAATTTACTATGACTATAAGTCTAAAAATCCATACAGCATATATAAAGGAAGTACCCCATATCTATATCTAAACAGAACAAGCGGTATTCAAATTTGTGGTGACTTTGATCCACAGATTAGTCGTGGAATAGCAGTTCCAGTTAATCAAACAACTGCAGCAAATTACCGTGTTAGCGCTGCACAGTTATGGATGAGATATGATGAAGATCAGTTCCCAATTACGCCAACTGAGTTGTTTGAAATAGAATATAAAGGTGACACTATAAAGTTCTACATGGTTGCAGATAGTGAAAAAGGAACTAGAGCAAGAATATATGCTTTGAGCCAATCTACAAATACTCCTTTTAATGGTATAGCCTACTACTGGAATGGAACACTTGTTCGTGAGCCAGTTATTACGGCTAAAGAGTGGGGAGTTCTTGGTATTGCATTTACAACAGCCCTTAATTTTGACGCATATCTTGGGGGCATTAATCTTACAGGTCCTATGCTATTTAATAATGTTGCATATTATCAGGCTAATAACCTACAACAAGTACAAAGTACTTTGACCAGACCATGGCTTAAGGTAAAGACAGATGGAGTCACAAACTATCAGTGGCAGTACTGGCTAAATAACTTTACTTGGGATGGTGTTTTGGTTATTTCTGCATCAGACCTTTATGGTGTAAGCCCAGATGAAGTTTATAAGACATATTTGGGTACTAATAAGATTATTATTGATGATAATGAAGGAATGACGTTTAATCCTGACAAACTTAAGGTCTATAATGACACAACTTGGCAGTCAACTGTCAAGATTCCAGTGTAATATGGTATACTTGTGGTTATGGAAGATGGAATTTTAAGCAAAGTTCGTAACGTAAGGCGACAAGTAATTGAAAAAAAGTACAATTGGGGTTTGTACGTGTACAAAAAATCCAATGGTAAATGGTTTACTGACGGAGATGGCAACGTTTTAAACATTGAATCAATGCGTGGTGACTTATCAAAGATTACCGAACTTAAGAACGCAGCAAAATATTACGGGGATGAAGGAGACGGAGAAGCCGTTTTTGTCCCTGGACTAACAAGAATTACAGATGAAGAGTATTCGGTACAAAAAGATCGTATGAAAGAAGGCTTGATCCCTTCTATGAATGACCTTGGTGCCTGGTACGCTGCACAACAAACTCACGATAAGTATGGGCCAAGCGATGAATGATGAATATGATAACTATGTAAGAGTTGGGTTAAATACCCAAGAAAAAGCAGAAAACCCTTTTAAAGAACAAGATCCATTTAATAAATCTTGGGACATGTTAAAAGACTATACTGGACTAGAACAAAACTTTAGACGAAAGACTGCACGAAACGTTGCAAAGGCAGTTAATACTGCAACTACAGCATACCTAGATTCAGCCAATGCTGTTCCTTCTGGAGCAGAAGTTGGATCAAAACAGATTAATCCTGGAACAGTCTATCGCAATGGATATGGTTTGTTTGATGTTATTACTCCTCCATACAACATGTATGAGTTGGCTAATTTTTATGATACATCTTTTGCTAATCATGCAGCCATTGATGCTAAAGTAGAAAATGTTGTTGGTCTTGGCTACTCATTTGAGGTAGCAGATAGAACAATGCTTAGGTTTGAAATGAATGACGATCAAGGTGCAGTAGACCGTGCTCGTCGCCGTATTGAAAGAATGAAACTAGAACTTCGTGACTGGTTAGAAAACCTTAACGATGATGATTCATTTACTAAAACAATGGAAAAGTTTTATACAGATGTTCAGGCTACAGGAAATGGCTTTTTAGAAATTGGTCGTACTGTAACTGGAGAGATTGGCTATGTTGGTCATATTCCAGCAACTACAATTCGTGTACGCAGACTTCGTGATGGCTATGTCCAAATTATTGGAAACAAGGTAGTTTACTTCCGTAACTTTGGAGCAAAGAATCCAAACCCAATGACTGCTGATACTCGTCCAAATGAGATTATTCATTATAAAGAATACTCTCCATTAAATACATATTATGGAATTCCAGACATTGTTGCTGCACTTCCATCATTGATTGGTGACCAACTTGCGTCACAGTATAATATTGATTATTTTGAGAACAAGGCTGTTCCAAGATATATTGTTACACTCAAGGGTGCAAAACTTTCAGCAGATGGTGAAGACAAGATGTTTAGATTCTTGCAAACAGGACTCAAGTCACAGTCTCATAGAACCCTTTACATCCCACTTCCTGGAGATACAGACCAGAATAAAGTTGAATTTAAAATGGAGCCAATTGAAAATGGTATTCAAGATGGATCATTCAAAGAATATCGTAAGCAAAACCGTGATGATATTTTTATTGCTCATCAGATGCCAATTTCTAAAATTGGTGGTTCCGAAGGAGCAGGAGTCGCAGCCGCTTTGTCACAAGACCGTACCTTTAAAGAGCAGGTATGCCGTCCAGCACAAAGCCATCTTGCCAAGGTAGTTAATAAAATCATCAAGGAAAAGACAGATATCCTTGAACTTAAATTTAATGAGTTTACTCTCACAGACGAAATTGCACAGTCACAGATTATTGAAAGATATATCAAGACTCAAGTAATGACTCCTAATGAAGGTCGTGAAGCAATTGGGTTACCAAATCGTCCAGATGGTGATGAGCCATTTGTTATGTCTCCAAGACAGGCTACAGATGCACAAGCAAACTTTGCTGGTAATCGTCAGCGGGATGCAGAACGTGCAAATAACCAGTCAGATGGAGCAGCAACTATATCTGGACGTAATCCACAAGGAGAGGGCAGATCGTCTCAATAATTGAGAAAACTGTTAAAAGGTTTGATATAATGGTAACGATATGTTAATAAATAAGGCTCATTGGGTTACTGATGGCGACAACGTTCGTCTATCAATGCCCATTGGAAAAGTTGACGTTGAACGCCGTATGGTGTCTGGTTTTGCAACTCTTGACAACATTGA